CTTACATAAGTCCCGCCCTTGAGCAATTGTGCTTGAATAATTGGGTCGGTAGTGAGAATGCCGCTAGAGAGCAGACGGTTAGTAGCAGTTTGCTGTTCCAAGACATAATCCGCGAATACTTTAGGTTCGACCAAATTCAATTTGGCTGTTGCACCACTAAATTCTGGCATATTTGTTTACCTCTTTCATTTTGTTAGTAATTTCTTGTACATCTCTGGGTCTTCTCGTTCCAATTTGCTGCGCTCTAACAAATCCATATCCTTAAGGCTTTTCGTCTTTCGGTTGGAGGACGGGTCCAATGGTGTACTGCCTTTCAGCAGTTCTTGACGGATACGCTCTGCTACAGTTTGGTCGTGCGCAATGAGCCACTTAACATTTGCCTCGGTTGATTCTGCCTCTGGCGTTACAACATGCTTCAAATCGTCCTCTGTGACCGATAGCTTGGCATCTTCGAACATTGAACGAGCTTGTTTGCCCATTTGGTAGCTTGCGAGCTGCGATTTTAGCTCATCTCGTTCTTTTTGAGCCTTTTGAAGCTCATAATCCTTCTTCTGGTCAGCATTCATCTTGGCCAGTTTTGCAGCTTCGTCAACGGCAGCTTGCTTTTCCTTCTCGGCACGAGCAAGGCGCTTCTTGACGATTTCATTTACCTGTTCATCGGTGTAGACGTGCTTACCATCAGGATCATGGTCAGCCGGTTCTTCTTGCTTCTTGCCTTCAGGAGGATCTACCGGATCACCATCTTTTGGCTTAGGGGGATCTACTGGATCACCTTGAGGGTTATCTTCAGCGAAAAATTGCAAATTCATAGGCATTAAAATCTTGGGAATCATGTTAAGAACTCCTTCCACAGCTTTTTAGACGGATCAGGCTTGCGTCTTAATTTACCGGAGCTTTTAGAGTCGATCACGCTTGGACTTGATGGCATAAAAATAGCCGCTAGCTGCGGCTTAGAAATTATTCAGTTTCATCGTCTGGTGCATATGGCGCAATGGAACATCGGCAGTTGGGGTGAGCTGGAATATCTGGCACATCGTCTACGCGATAAATGCCTCTACCAGCTCTCCCACCTTCTGAAATCTCCTTGCATATATCACACGCGCTTGGCTCAGCCACCCATTTGCAATAGTCATAGCCGAACTTATTGAAGCTATCTAATTGCGCCTGTGTTTGAATTCGAGCTGACTCAGTACGTGCAATTCGTTCTGTCACATAGCGGTGATTGTTAACCGTTTCTGCCACTTGACCGCGTAACTTACGAGCAATCTTTAGTGGGCTCTGTCCTTGAATGGTGGCGGCAGTCAATAGCTCGTCCAGTTCGGCCTTTAGAATGTCTTGATTGATCCAGATGCGCTGTGAGAAGGTGTAATCTCCCTCTCGTTTGGATAGCAGCTTGGCTAAATCAGTGTAGCCGCCCTTAGATACCGTCTCTCCAAGTATTCCTGCTTGCCGTTTGATCTCGGATTGATAATCATCGCTCAATTTTGATATTAGATCAGCGTTCACTTTCATGTGTGCATCAAGCATTTCTTGACCAATCTCACTCTTGAGCATTTCTAAGCGATTAATGCGCATGGTAGCGTTGTATAGCTTGAGACGATCATTGACATCCTTGCTGAAGTCGGAATATTTGAGCGGTCCACCGTTATACATCTTTCTAGCATCATCGACAATCGACTTTGCTTCCGCTTGATAAGCTTTAATGTCGGTGGCCATTACTGCTTGACGCGCACCGGCCATGCTGTCGTTGCTGTATGCGGCATACTTGGCAAGCTCTGAATCAATATCCTTTTGAATGTTGGTTAAAGCTTTGTCAAAATATTCCTGAATTCGGGCATTGAACGCCTCGTCATTCTTAAGGTTCTCGACAATCCATTTCCGTTCAGCGGCCGTTCGCTTATTCCAGTAGGCAGAATTACTCGCTATCTGTTGTTGAGTCGTTGTTGTCATCATTGCCACCACCATTCAGCAATTTCTGGAAGTCCGGGCTTGACGGACTGTTAGCAGCAGCGTCTTTTGCTTTCTGGGCGGTCTCATCAGCGATGCGTTTCATTTCGGCCTTGGGATCATCGACAAATGATAAGGTGCTAAGCATAGTCTGATCTGATACGAGGCCTTTTAGTTTAGAAGCCGCGTCCGCTTCGTCGGTAATGTTCTCCGGAAGATTTCGCGTGAATGCGAAGTTAAGCTTTTGCCAGTCATCAGATTTACTTTCTGGAAGGATTGTCCCAACACTGAATGCGATCTTGTAAAGCTCCCGGAGTGACTGAGTAAACTTACGGTCCTGATTGGCCGCTAGATTGCGCATTGGTAGCAATTTGTATTGCAATGCAACGCCAGAACTATTGCCGCTGAATGCTTCATCGTTCAAGTTTGCAACCATGCTGATCTGATAGATCATGCTGATGAGGCGATCAATGAGGTGCTCTTGAATGGCATCGCCATCAGGTTTGGTCAGAAATTCAGCTACGCCTTGAGCAGAATCGGCGTCTGGAGCATAGATAATCTGGTTGCCATTAAGATCGAGTTTGGGGTTGCCGTCATCGTCCTCATCGAGTTTCAGGCCTTTGAGAACCAAGTACGCGTTGTCAAAATATTCATTCTGGTTTGCCTTTTGGCTTAACACCTTGTCCAGCGCATCAATTAGCGTCTCAACGTTCTCAAAGATGCCTTGTCGCTCGGTGTTCATGAAGAACTCAACTGCTGGTACTTCGTTAAATGGGTTAAATCCGTCTGTACCTTTAAAGCGAACCATATCAAGGCCGTATATTCCGTCTTTCATATACACCTTGCCAGTTAAATTGTTGTTATCATCATGCCAATACATGACAAACGCAACGGCTTTATGTGCTACCGTGTCATCATAGATGAGGAACGAATTGATAGGCGAGCTGTACGCAATACACGTCTTGCTGTCTTCGTCTTGGTACAAAAAAGCAAGCGCCCGTCCGTAAATGGATGCTTGCTTGCTAATTTCGCTTAATTTGTCCTGAACGCTGTTCGTGTCGTTCCACCCTTGCAGCACCGCGTTGTCCTGTGTGTTATCAAGCGTGATCTTCGGTGGAATGCCGATGTAGAACCCATTGTAGGTGTCAACGATATAGTGAGCCAAGTTGCCGACAAGACGATTATCAGGACCGTGGTCTTTGGCATCTTCATGAAGAATCTTGTGCTTGCCAAGATACATCTTTTTAGCAGGCAGATATTTTCTGCGAGCTAGTTCATCGTTTGCACTAATGAAATTGGTGATGTCGTCCCCAGTAATAGCTGTATCTACTGGAAAAATGAACACGTCACCATCTGTAATTGAGCCTTTACCTTGAACTGTTAATATGATGGCCACCTCCTTAGAAGTATTTGCTTGTGTTCTTGAACGTATGAGCTGCATTTCTCCGTTTGATTACCTGCATGACAAAATACCTCATGGCGTCCATTGCGTGGTCATGTGCCTTGACCACTTTGTCTTCACCCTTTTGACTGGCCTTGTCATCCCACACATAAGAAGCGAACTCTTTGAACAGATTAGTTAGCCCAGGTGTAAACATAATCTCTCCAGAGTTCATAGCCGTTTGTGTTTCTCTAATACCGTTTAACACATCGTTATTGGCCTTAATAACTCGATACCGGCGTTCTCTCAATTTGGTAATAAATGAAGCCGCTGATGGATCAACAATCACTTCACAGCGTATGTCACCGACAAATTGGCTGAAATCCCGAGCGTATTCATCATCTGTCTTCTGTCTGCTGCTATGCCGTCCATCGTAGTAATACTCTTTGAGGCAATACCAAACAGACCCACATTTACCCCAAAGTAAGAAAACTGTGGGGTTCTGTGTGCCATAGTCCACACTGACATAGTATCGGCTTGGCTGCTGGCTTGGATTGCTGACCATCTCGTCTTTATTGAAGTTGTCGTAGACAATTCCATCAGCCAGAACCCATTGTCCCAGAATATATCGCTGGTAAAACACTCCTGAGTACATATGTTCGTACCTGTCAATAACTTCATCGCTCAGGCTTGGATTGTCCTTCATCACAAAGTGGAGACGCAATGCGCGTTTATCGTCTGCTTGATCAATCCAATCAGTCTTGAACCAGTGATACGGGCCCTCTGGGTTCATATTGAACCAGTATTTGCCGCCAGTAACGGAAACACGCGCTGTCGCTTGATTGACAAACGACTGTGGCATGAGAGCTGCTTCATCAAAGAACATTCCGGCAAGTGTGATCCCTTGAATCAGATCTTGGCTGCTTTCATCTTTACCGCCGAATAAGTAGTATAGGTTGGTTCTTCCATCAATGCTGATTTCAAGCATATTTTCTGAACGCCGATCCACAACCGAGAATCCCACTTGTTGCAATGTTTGTTTGAGTGGCCTGATAACATTTCGGCGTAATGATCCAATGGTTTTGCCGGCAATGCCAAATTGCTCGCGGTCAAACATAATCATGCCCCACAGAACATAGCTGATCGACATCGCAAACGTCTTTCCGGAACGCACAGCACCATCAGCAATGATTGTCTGCTTGTCTGGATAGCGGCGCCACCAGTTGATGATGTCTAACTGTTTCCCTTTGAATTGATCAATCGGAGTTGTCATTGACATCACCGCCCTTTGGGATACTCTCATCAATTGCTGCCAAAAGCTTGTTCAGTCCTCCATCTTGGCCTTCTGGTGTGCGATAGGCGCTGGCCTTGGCTTCCATGATGTCAGCCTCAGCTTTGGACTTGCGAACTTCTTCGGCCACTTTTTCGGCTTGTGCTTCGTTCAATTGCTTGAATGCTTGATCACGGAACAACTCCGGCTTGCGATTCTTCAACCAAAAGATTTGGGCTGAGGTATCCGGTGCCAGCTCGTTCTCATTGACCATTATTGGTATCTTTTCATAAGTAGGAACGTTCTCAATTGATGCTTGAACAAGTTCCTTTCTAGTGAACTCTGGATGATCAATCTGATGTTCATTTCGCCACCTAGCTCTTTTTGCCTCCAATACGTCATCTCGAATAGGAACCATTTTATAAGTCGTATTAGTGATGGTCATACCTAAAGCTCTTTTAACTAGTGAACCAGCAACCATTTGATCAAC